TCACATAACTGGGCAACCATCATCATCCTGAGTCGCCCGATTGATAATAAACGTCACAACCCCCTTAACCTCGACATCGTTAAGCGCTTCCCCTTCGATCGCTTCCCCATCCCTGGTAATTAGTGTCCTGCCCATCACCTTTGCAAAATCAGTTATTCCGGAATAAGCGATCATTACCGTGCTGTTCTGCTTAGGCTTGAGCGATACATCAATCACAGCATAGCCGGTCGCGGTTTCTACAGTTCTGGTGTTGGGGCCAGTACCACATATCATGTCAACAGTGAGAGCTCGTTGTGCGTAGTCGTTGGCCGGGGAGGGAAATCCCATCAGAGCACCCTCCCCATGTTGCGCAGAATCCACAGTCGGTTGTTGCTATGGTCTGGCGTCTTGTCCGCAAAACACGATTGATTCCTCTCAATCCACCTATTGGCTTCATCATCTGTGAAATGAATACCTTTCTCCCTCAGCTCCCTGATGAAGTCACTGGTACGAAGGCACAAGTATCCTTTCGGGTTTTGCGAAAGTGAATTCCTGAATGCGTTCTGTATGTCTGAATGTCTGAGCATGATCTGTACCCGGCTAATACTGTTTTTATATACAGTAGATTTTGGAGTGAATAAGATCAATGCAGGTTTTACCTATCAATTACAGCTTATTGAAAAGTTATTATATTCATTTGCTTCATGACAACAATGAACAGATCAGATAGATTAATGATAAAATAACCAAAATTCAGATCATTCCCACTTGACACACTTCACACACAACTTAAACAAAGCCTAAACAGATGAATAATAATAGCGACGGATTTGATTCTTTTCTGCGTAGCCATTGGCTGACCAGACTGGCTGGCATCGTTTCGGTGGCATCCATCGCTACCGGGTTCACTAAATGGCCGGATATTATGTTCGTGTCAGCATGCGTTATGATTGGGTTGTGGCTTCATGCCGAATACCAATGGACGTGGCCTAGGGTTAAGGAACTTCTTTCCAAGAAGTAGGCTTCCATGCCTACGGTTCCCATCAGATTAGAGAAGAGAAATTCCGCGGAGTGCGCAGCGAGTTTTGGCATTAGCATATGCTGTCTGCAGATCTGCTAGCGTTGTTGGGCCATCCCGATACAGACACTCGACTACCTCCAGCTGTTTTGAAAAACCATTGGTGTTGTATGCCGTGTTTCCGGGCCCAACTTTTGCCGCTGTTGCCGGGGTTTTAACGGAGTCCGCTACGTTCACCTGAGCAGATGCGCCGCCTACCATTGAAATCAGGTTGTTCCCGTTTCGGCTGAACGCCAAGAAAATATACTTTCCTGCAGTCAGTCCGGCTGGCACCGGAATTTCAGTTGTCACTGATGCCCCTTGCGCATTACGCACCAGGTGGGTCAGCACACTTGTACCGCTCATATAGATACACTCTCCTTGCGTTCCGGTATTTACACCAAGAAGTATCTGCGTTGCTGCGCCGGTATACTGAATGACAGCGGTCAGCGTCATGCTGTTTGAGTCATTATATTCAGTGTTGAGGCCGTTAAAGCCCGTCGCTACAGCAGGGAGAACAAGCGATGCGTTTTTATAGGTTGGCAAAGCACCAGCCGACGGCGTCATAACATGACCACCTGACAGTGAAGTGAGGCTGTCAGCACTTCCACCAAACATCCAGTTTACAAAACCAGACTCCGGATTAAATTCCGGATTAATGAGGCGGCGCACTGAGCTTTCATCAACATAGGTTGGGTTATCGAATGGTACATCGAAAGACAGACGGGTGAATAAATAGCTCATGAAATTGCCTCTTTCCGGAAGATGGTTAGATAGTTGCGGAGTTCATAGGGATTGCCGTTTTTATCGCGGAGATCCGATGCGTAATCGTCAGAATCACAGACATTTCCACGACACCCGGCGGTATATCCGGCAGGCCAGTTTGGATAGATACCGCCACCACTGTCGGCACCGCGGTTTTCCGGGGTGAATGCATAAGCCAGATAAATTTTATCGTCGCCGTTAAACGGTACCGAAGGAACAACCTTAATACGTGAGCCGCTTACGATAGTGACCGATGCGATAGCCAGTCGGGACAGTGAACCTGCGCTGTCCTCTGCCCATAGTTCGAACCCCTGCATTCCATCAGTCGCAGCAGTGACACGATCGGTGCTGAACTGAACCGGTCCAACCGGAACGTGCAGATCAAGCAGCACAGAGGTATTACCGATACGGCTGACTTTTGTTGGGTATAACGGTAACCACGGCTTTTTGTTCTCGTAGTAATACTTCTGGGCCTTCGAGAAGAAAATATCCCTGTGACGATAGCCGTCATTCGTGAGGTGTAGCCCATCGGCATAGTCGAAAATATACATCGGCGTCGTGAGCTGGATAAGCGGGTTACTGATTGCCTCATCCAGTTGAGCCAGCGGTATTTCATAGCTGGGATATGTTGTCCCGTCATAACGGCCATGTGTCGCCATCTGATACGTGAACATGACCACATCATGATTCAGCCCTGAAATAGATTTAACATGAGCGTTAGTGGTTTCCTGCATCTCTTTCGATTTCTGCCGATAGTAGGAATACCCGGTTCCCTGAGAAGCATCGGTTTCGCCATGCTGGAAATTAAACCACAACATCCCATACTGGACTCCCCGCGCATCAGCCAGGTCTTTTGCCTTCTGGATTGTGTTGATGAACTGGGTGTAGACCACCGTTCCGGGCTGCAGCCCTGAGAATGGCGTGCCACCCAGCCCGGACGCGGCAAGCAGAAACTCGCTACTGGAGGCATCGCTCACTTTAGTCTGAAAGTCGTGGACCTGGCTTTGCATATACTGGCTGGACGTCGGATCTTCAAGGTTAACCAGTGACGCTGGATTTTTATTGTAGGTCAATACTCCGGTATCAAAGCGCAATGTATTCACTGTAGGGGTGGAAAGTCCCGGCGTTCCCTGCGAGTAGATACTCAGACTTTGGCCATAGCTCCTGGCATCCATGAATTCAGGGATAAACGTCGGATACACAATTGATGACTGTTCGGTCCCTACAGCTTTACCAAATACGTAATAAAGACCGGAAGCAAGGTCCAAATATTTAACAATACGGCCCGACTTATCCACCAGCTCAATGATGATTGTCGGATTGCTATCATCCATCACCCATGTTTCAGAGCCTAATTCCGAAACCGTTTTGTTATCAGCCAGTGGCTGTCCATAGGCTATTATTTTTTTTGCGCTATGGTTTGCGTAAATAACCTCGCGTCCTGAAGCATCGGCCATTATCGTGGTTTTGGCTGAACTGCTGCTGTTATCAACCCATTGCGATTCGCTGCCCAGAGTAACATCCACCCTGAAATCATCGTTTATTTGAACGGCTTGTTGCGATGGCATCTTTCTGCCAGTCGGTTCAAGGGTCCCTGAATTATTAATGTATTCATCCGCCAGAGCGCTACCGATACCGCTTCGTACATAGGTTGCAGAGCCTTCCGGAATATTGGCAATGTCAGCCTGAGCGTCTTCCAGAGTCATATACTGGCGGCTTAAGGGAATAAGGTTTTGCCTGGTATCCTCAATAACCTTATCACCCTCAGCTTTGATACCATCAATCGTGTAATGCTCACCACCTAACCGATCTGTGTATTTAAGCTCAGAGCTTGTTACAACTTTATCCAGCATTCCACCAGCATAGACGTGGTCGCGAATGTCATCACTCGGTACCGGCTTTTGCGTCGGGGTTGGTAATTGTGCCATTGTGCATGTCGCCCTTTATAGACGCACGACCCCCTCAGAAATTAATCTGATGATGTGCGTGAAAGTTTAGAATTTACTGTTGAACGTTACGGATAAATAGCGTCTGAGTATTCAGACAGAGTAAGGGTCTGGGTGTAGTCGCCATTGGGCTTGGCTGTTTCTACCCTCCAGATAGTCGCGTTTAATTCACTGTCAGTTGCAATAAAATAGCGACTGGCCACCTGGCAGTCAGCACCATTGTAGATATTCAGATCGAAAGCATCCGCGGCGGCCTGGAACGCTTTGGCATTTCCCGTTACAGGATATGCTCGCCAGCGGCCCCGGAAGTTACCCTGGCTATCCGTCATCACCACCCACATTTCGCCCGATGAAAAATCAATACGCTCTGAGGTCGTGAAGATATCGCCATTGCGGCCGGTGAGATAACCATTCTGCTGCTTGTTGTCGTACATGTCAGGACACTGGACGACGGCGCCACGAACCACCTGCTCAGTTTCCAGCACCTTGACCGTCATGCTCAAACGCGAATACAAAATGCGCTGCGCTTCTAGCCATGCCCTGTCTACGGCCTGAGTCCGATTACGGCAACCTTCCAGGCTAATCTGACTGGCGTTAACCGTCGCGTCTTCCACTTCCCGGATGCCACCCGAATCAATTTGCAGGTAAATATAGGTTTTTTTGTTAGTGACAGGGTCAACATAATCAACCGTAACACCATCGTACCCACCAGGAAGGGACATTTTCCACGAAAGTTTATATTCATCCCAGAACATATTAGAGCGCGAAAAAACCGCGTCAGGATATGGCACTTTTTCATCGCGCCAGAAAGTAATGATGTCTCCTATCCAGTTAAACTGAACCCTGGCTACATTGCAGATGGTTTGAATTCGCTCTCCCAGAGAAAGCTTTTCATCTGAAAATGTATAGTCAAAATATCCTAACAGCGGGTTTGGCAGGGACTCATAAATAGCATAAAGAGAAGCCACATCAAGCCCGGATACATCCTGCTTGCCAACCATTACCCATTCGTGAAGAACAGCATCGGCAAATGAACGGCTTGGGCGAAGCGTATAATCAACCCCACCTGCAGGAGTCCATGAGATGACTCTCCGCTGCGCAAGACAGTTATATTTCCTGTCTTTTGCTGCCGTAGGCGTTTCTGTTTCACGTACCGTTACGCGTACTAACGTATCATCCGGGTAAACAACATTACGTCGGATATTTACCGCGTGCGCGCCTGAGATATAAACAACAGACGAAGAGCCACCGTTGTTTGTTCGCTGCACAGTAAATGCATAACGCCCATATCCCGCAGCTGGCGTTATCTTATAGGTATAGTAAACATAATCCTGGTCTTTACCGTTATTCCTGACGTTAACATCCATGCTCCCTTGCGTTCCGGGGATCATGTCGTTCGATTCATCTACCTGATACCAGATGATATGCACCGGGCCATCATAATGCCCACCCTGATTACCGTATAAATGTAACCATAACTGCTCTGATGAGACAGCAGCAAAGAAAGGGCCTACCACTGCGCTGGAATATTCAGTGATGGTGAAAAGAGAGCTATTTACCGTCGTGTTTTCTGGTAGAGATTCAAGATCCGAACCGCTTAGTGAATCAAACCAAAAGTTATAATATTGCTCCGGGTTAATCGGTTGCCCATCGTCAGTGAGTGTTGATTTAAATAATGATGCATCAATGCTGATATTCTTTGTAACAGCACCGCTGGCGGTGTTATACGTAACATTTACCGTCACTGTGACTGAAAGTGGCTTAGATGAATCGAAGAAACTGTCGAAAGCATTTTGCTTCAGTATCCTCGCGTAAAACTGCCCTCCTGAAAAATATCCCTCAAGCAGATTGTCGGTAGTGGCCTGTTGTTTAATTTCAGTCGTGACTTTATTTAACGCCGGTATTTCCTGACCATCGACATCATCAAATGAATACCCCTGTGGCATTTCAGCGATAACGGTACCAGGCTGAATAATCTCATAACTGGCCCCGGCAAGAGCCGTCAAAGATGATTCGGAATACCTGACCGAAGAAATGTCATAGTAGCCGAAACCGATCTCCATCCACTCTGTGACCATTTTCCGGTTGTTTTGATATTCAAACAGTGATTCCTGAATCAGATCAGGGTAGGCGCGAACGGCACCATATATGTTAGGTCTTCCCTTATACAATCTGGCGCGATTCGTCTGCTGGGTCGTGTCATTATTCGAAGATTCACCTGTAGATATCGATGGGGAGCCCTGCTTCCCTCTCAGCCCTTCCATCACCTTCTTTGTAAATCGGATGGGGTTCAGATGTTCAAGCGGGTTCAGGAGGGTTTTAATCAGACCGCCGCCTTCAGGCTGATCATAAATCGATACCAGGTCACCGCCCTGCATTTTGTAACCAATATCAAAATCATCACCCAATGTTCTGCCGTTTAGCTTAACGATGACGTTGTTATGCAAATTCAGCTTATTCAGCAATTCTGCGAGCTCGGTACCGTGTTTAACAACCCCTCTCTGTTTTGGCGCGCCCGGAAGTCGTTGAACCTCATATCTAACCATGAATCATGTACTCCACTTTGCTGTAAGTCTTTTCCAGAAGTAATGCATTATCAATTCTGACAAAACCGCTATCTCTTCTGGCGTGGAGGCATTTGGTTGGCGTAACCATAATGCCCACATGAGCAGGCTTACTTCCGTAATAAAACACAGCCAGACAGCCAGGCGATGCCATTGGTATCGTCGTCCAATGCTGTGATTCCTCTTCGTAACAGGTGATGAAGTCGGCGCCGGATTCATACCCTGGAATGTGGTGCAACTCGCATTCCATTACATGCCGGTAATACAGCACCACCAGCCCCCAGCAATCCATCTGCTCAAAGGTGCAGGCACGATTAACCCATGGCCTGCCATTCACAAGCCTGACAAACTCGCTCTGTGTCATACAGTAATCAGTCCAGGATAGTTTTTGGTGGTGTAAATGATGGGGTTGGCCAGCGTCAGCGGATTGGTTTTGCCAGAGTTCACGGTAACGTTAGTGCCATCAGCAGCAACGTCCTTTACAAATAGCGACCAGGTCTTCATCGGTTCAACATCGCCGATCGCATTCCATTGCTGGTATTTACAGGTTATCTCCGTCATTCTCGCAGCGCCCCGCCACGTTTTGAGCGTATTCCTGACCTCTTCTGCCCCCTGCATGAACGTAATGGCCATCATTATGATGGAGGTGCTTGTCTGTGACGGCTCGGTAATATCAAACGCAGCTGGTTGATACTGGTTGCCACCAAACGTCGCTTCCTGAAAAAGCTTGTTCACCACACGGTAATATCCAAAAGCCGGATGATAAAACTCAATGGTCTGTTTGATATCACTCGCCGGCCGCCGCTCTTTCCATTCTCGTAATGTTGGCATCAGTCAGTCCTCGGCATCACATCAGTGACGAGATAATCAAGCCATGACCCGTAGTTCTCCGGCGCCTGAACAATCCAGTCATCGAAGTCTTCAGTCAGGTCATCAATACCATTACAGATAACCGTGGCGGTCCAGGTCACCACCCCGCCATTCTTACTGGTTTGCACTGGCATATTGACGAAGTGAAGCGTCTGCAACTGCGGTCCGTAAGTGTCGCCAAGGTCAATTGGCATCGTGAACCAGTTACGCCCGCGATCACAGTACGTCGGCGACCGCAGCCATGACTTAAACCGTTCGGCCTGCTGCAGCGTAAATATCCACTGCAGCGTCCAGGTAGCTTTGAGGTCAGTGGTGAACGGGGTAAATATGACAGGGCCGACTGCCGGCTGCGTTGTCTGCCAGCCGGTATCCTGTGTCATGTTCTGGCTGGCTCGCTGCGGAAGGGGTAGAAATTCCGGGTATGAAACTGTTGCCACGTTCCCTCCGGGCATTAAAAAACCCGCCGGAGCGGGTTGGTTTTAGTAATCGCCATTGGCCTGCCGGCGAAGGCCGAACGTGTCCTGCATCTGAGAGGACATCGGGCCGCCGTTCTGCATATCGGTGATAAAGGTGTCGATAACCAGTTGCCCGCCGTTCTGACTGCTACGGGTATCGACATTGACGCCATTTGCATAGTTGTAAACGTTGTTCACGACCTGCAGCGCGCCGCCGCCACTGCCCTGCAAATCCTTATTGCTGATGACAGAGCCATTATCGCCCGGGATCATGTACTGACTGCCATTACTGGCGCGGTAGATTTCAGGCATGCCGCCCTCACCTACCTGGTACATTGAGCCCGCTGATACCGGACCACCGTTCTTACGTTTTCCGGCCAACGATGAGCCTACAGCCAGCGCAGCCACCAGGGCGCCGAGGCCAATAGCAACCGCGCCACCGAATGAACCTATCGATGCCACAAGCGCCGCCGGCGTCCATGCTGCCGTTGTGGCCGCCGCAGACGATGTACTGGCGGCCGTGGTGGTTGCTAGTGAGCTAACCTGCGCAGCCGTCGTAGTTGCGATCGCAGCATTCTGCGCTGTCGCCCCCATTACTGCCGATTTGGCCTGCTGCATACCCATCTGAACAAACGTGTTAATCACGTCGTTTAGAATGGTGTTGCCGATAGACTGCAATGCTTCTGAGGCTGACATGCTGCCAGTGATGATGCCGGTTAATGCATTGGAAGCCTGATTACCAAAAGCGTCAACCGCTGCGCCAAGAGCCTGATAACCTACACTCTGTTGCGTAAACAATGCCCATTGAGCATTTGTACGCTCCTGCTCATACTGAGTGTCAGCGGCTTTTTTCAGTGCTAAGGCCTGAGTGTGAGCGATAACCCCTTGCTGCTCGTATTGCTGGATTAGTGCTAACTGTTGGGCGTGCTGGTTTGCCAGGTTCTGCACCGGATCCACATCGCCGGCCGCCTGCTGCTGCGGAGTGACAGCCTGTTGCGCGCGGATTTTCGCAAGGTTGGCCTGGTGAGTTGCCTCCAGTCTCTCGGATGTCTCGTTGTATTGCTCCTGACTGATTTTCTTGGCGGCCAGCGCAGTATTCAAATCCTGCACATCCTGCTTGTAGCTTGCATTCTCGCGCGCTTCAGGGAGAAGCTTCTCAGCCGCGGCTTGCGCCTTGATAGCGTTGGCCGTATCCCACTTTTTAGCTGCATACTGCCCAGCCAGCGCTATTTGTTCCTGCGTAGCACCTTTACCGAGGGAAAGCTGAGCATTGAGAATCGCCTGCTCACGGCTCAGATTGCTGGTGGAATCAGCTGCTAGTTCGGACTGCTGTTTGAGGTTTGCCAGCTTTTGAGCAATTGAATCAGCCTGTGACGCACCCTTCTTTTGTTCTGATTGGAGCGTTTTCTGCGCCTGCGTATTTTTGTACGTAGCAGCCGCATCATCTTCCATCTGCTTCGCGTGAGGATCATCCTTCGCAAATCCCGCATCTTCAGCGGCATATTGCGCCTGAAGTCTGGCGCGAGCCTCACCCTGTAGCTTTGATAGAGCTAAGTTACGCTCTGACTGCTTGATAAGGTTCTTCTGCCCGGCGGTCAGGTTATCTGTCTCCTGCTTCAGGGCGGCAACATTACCTTTAGCAATGACAGCTTCACGCGATAACTCAACCAGTTTGCCTACGAATGCCGTGAGTGCTGTCTGCCCTTTTTCTGTTGAGCTCTGAGTGTTCTGCAGTTCAGTAGCAAGGCGCTGCAAGGCTTCCGGTGTTGGATTTTTAGCGATATCGGATAATTGCTTGCTAAACTCGAAGGCTTTCTGCTCAGATATCCCGAATTTGTCGGCGACAGCACCGACAGTATTTCCAATGCTGTTTGCCGTCGCCTGGAATGCCTGCCCTGCACCGTAGGCCTGTTTAATAGCCTCAGAATAGTTATCCGTGGTTATTTCCAGCGTGGCCAGACGATCGTTAAAGCCATCGACCGACGCATAGCCACCGGAGAAAGCAGAAAGCGCCTTATCACCGAAGGAAAGTAACGAATTCGAAGCGTCGCTGATCGCCTTAGGTATTTTGTTGATAGCCTCGTTGTATTCCAACAACGCCTGATTACGCATAAGCGTTGCTACTTCAGTATTTGTTTTCGCGAGCAATGCATACTTATCAGACAGGGCAGCCACGCCATTTTGAGAAATGGTAATGACCTTATCCATCGCCTCAGCTGCGTCTTTTAGCGCTTCCATGGCATTCTTTCCGCCATTCAACGAGGTGATTAGCACCCCAGCAAGCACCGAACTTAGAGCAATGATAGATCCAACAATTGCCCCACCAGGACCGAATGCGCCTGCAAGCTGGGATCCTTGCTGCGCGAATGCTACCAGCGCAGACTGACCGCCTTGGACCTGGATAATGAAGTCCTGAACTTGGTATCCAGCCTGCTGCATGCTGGACTTCCAACTGCCAGTACTTTTTGCACCATTTTCAACACCTGTCTTCATGTCATACAGACGCCCGGTCAATTCGCCGATCTTCTGCTTTTCTTCGTCGGTAGCTTTTGACCCGGCGCGAAGTTGGGCAGCCAGGACTGCGGCACTACGCGCGCCGTTCTCCTGAGCCTCGTCTAGTACTGCGAGTTGGTTTCCCAGCGCCTCGATGATTGATTCAGCGCGATTAAACTCACTATTAGCACCGCCGGTACCGCTGCGGGCCTCTTCCATCGCACGGGCAATTCCGCTCACATTAGTATTCAGTTTCCGGAGTTGGTTATCCATCGAGTTGGCATAACCGGCTAGTTCAGTAAATGCGGATCCGGTTTGGGAAGCACTCTGGTCGAGGTTATCCATTCCCTTTCCGGACTGCTGGGCTGCGGCATCGAGTTTATCCAGAGCATCAATGGCTTGTTTCCCGCCCTGTAGCAGAGGCTCTATATCAGCACTGACCGTATAAACAATGCTACCTGCGTCTTTTTCACCAGCCATACTGTTCTCCAGGCAATAAAAAACCCCACCAGAGCGAGGTTTAATAACTAGTTATTTTTACTTGCAGAATTTTTGATAATAATCTCTATACGTTTTAACAGGTGAACCAAGTATATCGTTTATTCTTCTTCCGCTATATTTAGATTGCATTTCGGCACTATCATTTCTATCCCAGAACTCAACAAACCTCATTCCCTGCCTGCTTAAGTCAGTCCTTCCTGAAACCACACCACAAACTACAGTGAATTCCCCATGGTTATACACCTTAACATCTGAGAACGATAAATCATTTGGGTTAAGAAAGTTATCACAGTGAAGGAGGTAGGAATTTTTAAACTCAGGGACAGGGGAATCGCTCAAAAATTTATAGCTATCACACTTGCCATAAGAACTACTTAGTTTCTTCACAATCTTTTCTTTCACATCGGCAATGACTTTTTCATCAGTCGGCTGCCCACAGCCCAATAATAGAAATGAGGCAATGAAACAAACCATAATCTTTCTCATATCCCTATCCCATTTGATAAATGTGCCAAAAGAGTAGCAGGGATATGATTGCTTACAAGATTAAACATTTTCAGATTTTATTTTTGCAGCCCTTCTCGCCGCCTGCTTTGCCAAGAAGTCATCAGCAATTGCATCATACTCTTCGCGTGTAAATCCTTTCTGGTCCGGGTATTTCGCCGCCAGCAGCATCTGGAATTCGGTCATCGTCAGTTGCGATGCTTCGGAGCGACTCATGCCAAAGTGGCTACGTGCAGCGCTAATATAGTCGAAGGCTTTAAATTCTGTCGTGCGTTCCCCTGTTTCATGGCGCTGTAGCTGTCTAATCTTAGCCTTGCCGACAACTCCGTGCTGCATGAGGTGTTGAGCCAGCACGATGATATCGTTCTTCGGCATTTGTCCGGGGCGATAGACGACACAATGCCGCCACCCTTTCCACTCGCCAATCATCGGTGTCATATCATCTTCGCAGCAAGCCTGAAGCACATGCATGCATGTTGAGAGTACCTTCTCTGCTGATCTGTAAAATGATGGTGAAAGCCAGTCAGGTATTCTTCTCAGAGTTTCAGTACAGGCTTCAAGTAATTTTGAAACATCACCTCCGTGAATAGTGGCATACGCTTGCACAATCTCTGGAGGTGTCCCAATGCGGGTCATCGCCTCGAAAGATGGTCTTAACAGATAGTCTTTACCTCCATCGCGGCTATCACTGACAGAGAATTCACCAATATCGATTAATGCAGTCATAGCTCATTCCAGTAAACGGTCATTATCAAGGGCAGCGTGCTGCCCTTTGGAATGTCCGTTAGGTAATGGTGACCGTATGCACGGCCACAAAGTTGCCGTCTTCGGTGTTGATGATGATCTGCGCGCTGCCGGTGGCGACGCGCGTCACGGTAACTGTGTTGCCGGAGGCGGTAGCCGTTGCTTTGGTCGCATCAGTTGTCGCTACGGTAAAGTTTTTGTTGGTAGCTCCGGCAGGAGCGATATTCACCGTGAAGGTGCTGGTTCCAGCTGCAGCACCCGTGCTTGTGGCCGGAGCTACAGTCACACCTGTTACTGCTACAGAAGTCACCTCATTCACTTCAATGGTGCTGGCATCACCAACTTTGAATTCAGTGGAGAATGTAACGATGTCGTTGGTTCCGCCATCAGAACTCAGCGCCGTAATGTTCATGTAGCCAATGAACTCAACAGGGCCGTACTCCATTCGCACCCAAATGCCAGTTTGACGCCTGGCAGCAAGTTCGTCAGAAAAGTACTTAATGAATTTGCCGACGCCGTACTGATCCAGCTTATCTTTTTTGCGTACCTCGCCTTCAAAACTGAAAGTAAGATCGCTGTTAGTGATAATGGTTTCGACATAGCCGCCGCCATCATCTGCATCTGAAGTTACTGAGTTCGGATTGAAGTCAAACCCTTTGGAAGTACCAGCTGCCAGAGACTTCCATTCTGATTCATCAGGTTTGGTGTCTGGGCAACCGTCGGCAACCTCCAGAACGACAGCGCCGCCGAAAAGGCGTTCGTTCGAGTTCGGGCAATCAGCCATGTGAAACTCCTCTTATACTCAAAAGAAAACCCGCCGGAGCGGGTCATTTGTTTGGTTTGGCTATTCGCCATAGGTACAGGCAAATTGGAGTCGAAAGACTATTCGCCCTTCTTCTGTGAGCACTGGCGCGGGAATTGCGCCCATGTTCTGGATGTAGCCGACGCACTCGTCAGCCATGGGGTTGGCTTGTACGTAATCGACAATTTTCTGGACGGCATTGAGCGCATCTTTGCGCTTATCTTTCGCGCCGACAACATCGACAAGGACGTGATATTCGGAACCGAGATCTGTTCGAATGTTCGAACCGCCGTTTGGCCTGAACACCATGATCGCTTTCGACAGGTCGCCCGGGTCGTCGTACATCAACTGCTGCACCGTGAAGCCGGTCGTTAGCCCGGCGTCGCCGAACATGTTACGCACACGCTCATGCATCATTGGTGTCATAGCGAAAGCTCCTTGCGCATCACCGCATCAACGTTATCGCGCTCGTCATTCGCACCTTTGGTCAGAAATTGCGGTTCTCCATGAGGGTCCCAGTAGTTGCCCGTTCCGGTTCCGCCACCAAACTCTTTTGGTTTTTGCGGGCCGAACTCAGAGCGGTTACTGGTCACGCCGAAGTGCGCGCGCGGCTGACCTTTTAACTTACCTGATGCTTCATGCACGTATACTGCATAATTGGCTGAGTAACCAATGCGCCCGGTAATGAGCAATCCACCAGCGTCGATTTCTCTGAACTGGCTGTTAATCAGCGTAGAGGTGTCGATCGGGGTGTAATAGGCTGCCCGCGCACCAATAAGAATCATCGCAGACTGAAGCGCACGAATGACCTTGCGCCCTCTGACATCGTTGATGGTGTCATTGAGGTGTTTTTTGGCCTGACTAATACCGCTAACTTTAATACCCATAATCAGACCCCAGTCAGAATGGCGTAATCATCCGCCAGTCGCTCGAACGTATCGGCGTAACGGATAACCTGCCGCACCTCGTCGGCACCAGCGACAACCGGGTCTGGTTCGGTTGACTGGCCAATCAGCAGATAATCACCTGCCGCTGCCAGTGCATACTCAGACCAGACGGTATTCTTCACGACGATTTCGGTGCCCAGGTTAGCTAACTTCTTGCTGAGCCCGCCCTCGTAATCACAGAGGATTTGCTCAGGTTCGGCATAGCCCAGCGGATCACCGTATTCGTCATTGCCTTCCAGCTTTCGCCAGATGGTCGCCGTGGCGGTGTAGGACCAGTTTGCAACGCTGCTCATAGCGTGAAGACCTCTACCTTCTCAGTGATTTTGAAATCAGTGAGAGGCTGCATAAACCCTGACTGACTGGAAAGTCGTTGAGCATCAGCCTGCTTTAAAAAGTCAGACTTGGCTTCATCGTAGCTCTGAGCATGGCGGCCGATAAACTTAATGCCGGTCTCATTTATCCAGATGAACAGCACCCAGTTGTCTTCGCATTTAAACGCGTGTACGTCATATCGTTCAGCCATCTTTCCACCTCAGCACCTTCGCGCCTGTGGCGCGTATGCGGTCACAGTTGATGTACCACTCGCCGTTGGATTTGACGTAGGCTGTGGTTTGCTTCCCGGTATCAGTCATCACCCAGACACGGACGAATGACCGCGGATGGCGTTGCTGAACTGAAACCCATGCCATCAGCAACCCCCGACCACCATAAACAGGCCCACACTGTTGCCGGCGCTTATCGGTAGTTCACCGGTGCAGCCGCTTGTATCAAGCCGGGCCAGCGAGTCACGCAACCAGGTGATGCTGTCAGCACCGTAATCGAACGAACGTGACGCCCCGGACGGCGCCCCCTGCGATTTAATTCGCCGGGCGCCGGAAGACGTCGCCATGAGTGCAGCGGCATACATCAGGATAAGTTTTGCCGTGCAGTCGTCATATCCAGCACCATCAAGGCACGGGATAATCTTGTTCACCACGCAGAGAATCGGATCGAGCAGCGCGGAAGGGATGGCGTAACCCAACTCACCGAGGAACGCCTGCACGTCTGCCGCTGTGATTGGGTCAGCCATGGTTATTTCGCCTTCTTCGATTTGCTGGCAGATTCTTCCTGCTGCTCTGCCTGCTCTGCCTGCTCTGCTTGCTCTGCCTGCTCTGCCTGCTCTGCCTGCTCTGCCTGCTCTGCCTGCTCTGCAGCATCATTGCCCGGTGTAGCCACTTCCAGCACCTGGTCGTCATCAGTAATGATTTCAACCAGACCGGCGGCCACCCAGCGCTTAGCGACATCGCCGCTTACCGAGGCCTGCGCGCCAACCTCCAGCTTTTGGAGATTGGCACCGGAAATCAGGTTATCGCGAACCACTTTTACCAGTGCCATAAATACCCCTTAGCTATGCGCGTAAATAACGGATTTGCGATTGTTGATATCGGTCTTAACCATAAGGCCCATCGCACCCCAGGTACGCCAGACGTAATCGCTGTTATAGAACTGGCGAGGGTCTGCAACGGTACCCACGGCCTGACCTACAATCGGAGCGATAACGCCGGCGGTAAGCGGGACAATCAGGATCTGGTTACCGGTCAGCTGCGCATCTTCTTTGATGGCAGCAATACCGGAGAGCTTCAACAGCTCCAGCAGAATGGTGTCGGACTGGTAGTTATCGCTGAAGTAGCGTTCCAGGTTAGTGATGATCTGACCGGAAACATACCAGGTCTGCTGCGCATACTGCAGGTTGGTCAGCTTCATCACGTCACGCAGCGCGATTGCCGCGTTGCGAATTTGCTCCGCCGTTGCGCTGGCGCTGGTGAAGTCGATATTTAGGCCGGAAGCACTGAGATCGACAATCTGCACCCGCTCATCGGCTTTAACGCCCTTCCAGGTCTTGCCATCAAAGGCGATATAGTTGCCATCGGAATCGCGGAAGCCGTTGAAAACGTAATCCACGTACTGACGACGAACATCATCAACAGAGCCGCGCTGAGCGTCGGCCAGAGAAGCCAGAGCTGAGCCTTTGTTGAAAATCGGATCACGCCACTGGAATTTGAAGCCAGAATCGTGGATAGGAACCATCGTACCGTCGAAGGTGTACGCGCGCGCATCCAGCGCCGCACCAATCTGGCCGGACATAGAGGTATGCGCCCAGCCGCGGCCGCCGGTGCGAGCATACTCATACACTGACTCTTCAAGACGAACAGAGCGGGACAGCGGGATGAGATCGTTAAGCAGAGTAAACTCAGTGGCGGGCTCAAACTCAGCCAGTACGGTCTGGTCGTAAGCGCGATACAGGCGACGGATGTCGTCGACGGCATTCGTCGCGTCCAGCGCTGGTGTGTTTGCCGCATCACCACGCCAGCGGGTGCGGGATACGAAATCAGCAACGGCCTGAGCACTCATATTGCGCGCCAGTTGCAGCTCATTGAACTGCGCCTGGTTCGCTTCGAGGTTGCCCGTCTCAGTCGCGCGTCGGGTGGAAAATACAAACATTCAGTCTCTCCTTACTTGAACACGACGCGAACCAGATCGCCTGCTGTGGCGGTCAGGGACTTGTCTTCTTCGACATAGGCAAAGATGGTTTCACCTTCTGCCAGTGCTTTAATTTGGCCATTGGCCACAGAAACCGGCTGGCCCTTGGTATAGGTACCAGCTGCAGCGCGAACGTTGAGGAAAACGCCCGGCGTTGGCTGGATGTTTACCACCCAGTCACCGATCGCATAGGCATCGTCAACCGTTTTGCAGCGCAAATAGTCGTAGTTAGCAACGTAAAGAATTGCATCTTCAGCGCCATCAACAGACGGTGTAGGCTTGGCTGCACTGAAAAAGATAACGGTACCCGGCAGAAACGCTGCGGCCGCAGAACCTTCACGATTAAGTTGCGGGTTGGGGAAAATCCCGCCCGCGTGAATTACGTGTTTCCCGTCTTTAGCCATTTTTTACTCCGGCATTTCGCTGAAAGAATCGTTGTTGTTGACCGAACGGAATGCACCATTCAGGCCGGTAGAGGTCTGGCACTGAGCAAACAGGCCATCAAGGGCGGCGCCGTCAAGCGCATTCACCGCCAGGTCATCCAGCCCGAATTTCGCTTTTACGGCAGCGCGTTTTTCGCCTTTCTCTTTGTCAGCGTTCACGGCAAGGCCTGACTTAACGGCTGCCAAATCATCAGCAAATGGCTTAAACCATGCCGGCGCTTCTTCGCTGTTGCTGGCCTGCTCTTTTTTCTTAGGCTTGCCGGTGGCGGGATCGATTTCGTCGCCGCCATCTTTCTTGGCTGCCGCCTTCTCTGCCGCTAACTGGTTGTAAGCGTCCATCAGTTCGGCATCGGACTTGCCTTCAGTCGGCTTACCCGCGGCTTGGAGCGCATTGATAATCAGTTCTTTCATCGGATCGTTCTCTCCGTTGGTTTTAATCTCGTACTCAATGGGTTTGCGCACGACTTCTACAGGTTCGCCGACAAACACGGCTTTACCGTCATCATCGATGAGGTACTTCTGCTTTAGGTATCTGGTGTCATCGCGGTAGATGAAGCTGTCTGGCCACACCGTTTCTGGCCATAGCCACTTATCTTCTGTGTCACCCTCACGCAGCTTGTCGCTGATGGCGCGTGAAATGTCGTCAAAAGAGAAGTTGGAGGCGTTGGTGAAGAAGAATTTTGTCTTGTTGAGCAGACCTTCGCGGGTGCAGTCGATACCATCAGCAAGGCGAGCAACTTCGATCTGCTGCTCATGACCTTCTGAGTTGACGAAGATGCCCACGCCTTCTTCCGGAGTTCCGGCGCCAGGCTCATCGAGCAGCACCGCCACATGGTCAAACATCATGTTGGTGGCGATCTCGTTGTACTTCTTACCCTTCGACTCGCCATTAGCGGCAATGCCGGAATACAGCAGTCCTGTGGAGATGTGGATGGGCTCTGAGTTGGTACCGGCTATCATCTCATCAAGGCGATTAATCAGGCGCTTGCCCTTCTCGCTTGACTCGGCGTACTGGCGGTTAACGTACATATCGCCCGTCACCTTCCCGTCTTCGTGGCTGACGTTCTGCAGCCATGCGCCGACGTGATATTCATTCACCGCCCGGACATCGCGAGCAGACACATGCTTGCCATCCACTTTCGGGTGGCCCAGTGGCATCGGGTTACGCTCAAGCGTGTTGTAGGCCTTTTCGATTTCTGCTGCCGGGTACAACTTCCGGTTCATCACGATATCGTCCACGACAGGCGTGATGCCGCGAACCACGATATGTGGCTTGCCGTCGATGGTTTCAGTGGTGATGTTTGAAGCGGAGTTGACGACGGTCAGCACGTTAACGCGGTTGCGTTTCATGCTGGGTCCTCGTTAGTGGATTTCAGGCAATAAAAAAGGCCGCCGAGGCGACCTGTTTTTGATTGTTATGCTTATTCGACTTCACACTCTTCATAATAAGCATAGCTAAGCGAATCATTATCTAAGGTGGCGAGCTTTTCCTTTGCCTTTTCTTCAGAAGAATAAACGCCCTCGATAGCTTCAGACGATTCATATGGAACCCCAGAGATTACAACCCATACCTTCATGCTGCCTCCTTAACTGGCTTCCAGTCCTTTCTCTCTTTGGCAAGTTTATCAGCCAACCCATCATTGAAGATACTGCCGTCGTCGTTGAGAAGCACCGGAATCTGGCTGCAGTAGCAGTTGTACCGGTTGCCGTTCTCGGCGTAGAAGTCTCGCACCTGCTCGGTGGTGTAGACCTTTCCGTGACGGCTAGCATGCCAGCTGCGCGTCGTCGGTTTGAGCGCTGACAGCCACAGCAAGCCAGTATTCAAACCTAACCGGTCAGCAGCCCAGTCCGTCTCGTTCCATTGCGCCTGGCGCAGCGCGCCAACCTGCTCAGTCTGAGCGATGGTCTTGGCCTTCGACATCGACACATCGAGACGCTTGCTGATGACGCCAGTTGTCTCGCGAGGATTAACCCCGCGCGCGACAGCATCGGTAATGATGTTGGTCAGATCGCCGCGGGCGGTGTCGCTGATGACCTTCCAGTCGCTAAAAGTAGTCAGCCTGGCCGCCGCTATCTGGTTCAGATAACCGGGGCTGCTTAAAAGCTGTTGTAGCGTCGTCTGGCTGGCATATACCTGCGACTGCTGCGAGAGGTTGTTGAAGGCCTCCAGAGTTCCGCGCTGCGCCTCCGCGGCGACGTAATCCATCGCCCACAGGTTTTTCTCGCCGCCTTCCAGCAGGTAATCGTCGAGAATAGCCTGTACCGCTTCGAGCAGGCCGGCCAGTTCCTGCGCTGACATGTCGTAGATGAACTTGCCGGCGTTGACCTGGTAGAGCCGCATATCCTCGCCGCGGTCGTGACAAAGGAAGTGCCAGTTGTGGCTGTTAACCTCACGCTCACGCCCGGTCAGGCGCTGGTCAAACAGTGCTTTCAGAGCGCGCTTGATGCCGAGATACCGATCCTCGATATCTCGGTACATCGCGGTTACCTGCTTGGCCGATCGGGTCGGGTCAACCTTGCTGCGCGGAACTATCGGCAGCCCCACCTTTGCCGTCTGCTCCGGTGTCATCGGCCAGTGGATCATCGGTTGTCACCTTGTCATTCGGGTTAGGTGGTTGCTTTGGCTCAGGCAGAGGGTCGAGGCCGACAATCTCGCGAAGTTCGTTGGCTGTGAATGGCGGCTCTCCACCGTAGAAGCCAGAGGTTTTCTGGACGATATCAGCCAGTTTCGAAGCGTTCTCGATTTTCTCTTTCTCGCCCGGTGCCAGCAGGTCGGACCATGAAATGGTGACCTCTCCATTTGTCGGCGGATCGATAATTCCCAGGGTCCAGAAGCGCTCCAGCAAGGCTGTGATTCGGTCAGTCAGGAAGCCGTTGCGGCGGGTATTGCGGCGAATGGCCCAGTCTGTTTTATCCTCATCGCTCGCCAGGCGCCCGGTCTGCTGTCCAAACAGGATGGTGAACGGGATTTGCACTGATGCAGCCAGCTCGTTCGCGGTGACCTCCCAAGTCGGCCCCGGGTCTCCGGGTGTCACGCTCAGAACGTGCATCTGCCCGGCCTGCATAACCGCAGCCGCATCGGTGCCGCGGTTCAGCTTATTGACCTTGTCGCCCATCGCTTCGCCGAGGTCAGCATAACCAGCTTTCTTCGCCTGATCAGCCAGCGTGGCCATGTCTGTTTCTTTGCTGAACTCGACCGCGATCTGCCGGCTGGCATTCTTCAGGAAGCCCTCAGCACCACCGCCAGAAATCTTCTCAAGGTCGAGCCCTTTGTTGTATCCGGCCTCAAGCAGCGGGATACCCGACAGAACGTTGTCATCCTCTGAACCTTCGCAGAACAGGATCACCCTGCTCGGATGCACAGGCTCACCGCGCGTCGGTCCAACGAAAGCCTCGTCTCCAACCGGCTGCTCGTTGAAGTTGAACATCTTCGGCTGGCCGAACGTCTCAGACTGACGATCGTTATCCCATTCGGCGACCGTCAGTTGTGGCTCCCATACAGGGATCAGCTTAACCAGCGCTGCTTCACCGAGCGTCTTCACCAGAGAGGTGTCGACTTCCTTATCCCATGACCGGTTATCTTTGATCTGCAGCAACAGCGCGGAGTAGCGGCCCACCATATTGCGGCGATCGGCATCCTTCACCTTCGGCCACCATTTCTTCATAAACCTGGTGACTTGCTTTTCCCATGGGTTAGTTTTCTTCGCTTTCTTGGACACATCACCGTCAACGACAACCGGATAGTCCTGCCAGCAACCATCCAGAAGACGATGCACCACAGCGAAGCCGACGGCGTTGCGCCGGTACATGTTGTAGAAGTCATGGAAGGTAATGGTGCGCGGGTAACCAAACTCCTGATAGAGCGTCGGGCGCTTGGTATTGCCCCCGCCGATACCGATGGCGTTAAGGTAATTCGCTCGCCGCATTTCAGTGGCGAGATTGTTCACAGCCAGTTGAAGGCCGTTATCTTGTTCGCTCACTGGCGATGCTCCTTAGAAGAATACTGTGCCGACCTGCTTGCGGTTGTTCTTCGCCACGGCAAAGTAACGAAAGCTGTCGGCGCCGTGCGATGTGAAGTCGTGAAGGGGTTTGTCTTTCCAGCAGCCGCGCTTGTCGTCCCACTCCTTGCGGTAACCTTCGAGGTGGGAGATGCCAACAGCGCACTTCTTCTCATCGAAAACGCAGGATTTTAGGATTTCACGCACCGACTCGATGCCGGTATCGATCCCCGCTTTCGGCACAACGCGGAAGTTCATCGAATACATCCGGCCGTCAATCTCGTAGCCCTCGCGCGCCAGCTCTTTGCGAGACTTCGCATCAGCTGCAAACTCGCGGTTCTCGATGTCGTGCGGCCCCCAGTGCTCACCGTACTCATAGCCGCGGTCTTTCAGCACCTTCATGTAGTGCCGAAGCCCTTCGCCAGAGTTTTCGTAGTAGTCGATAATGTGAAACTCTTCGCCGACCTCGCGAACGAACCAGATCGCCGTGGAGTCCCCCACACCAATATCCCAGAACGTGTGAACCGGTAGATGGGAGTTATCCGGGATTTGGCCGATCCGCTTGTTGGTGTAGAGCCAACGGAATTGTTTGGCGTAGTACGCGCCCTCGACCGACTGCTGGAACGCCTCTGCAGGAATGGTCGGGTATTCGCGCTTCATGTCGTCGCCGAGCGTCTTTTCTTTGGCGTAATACCACGCCTTCTGCCGTTCGTTAACAACTACGCCGTGTTTCGCCTCCATCTCAGCGAAGTATTCAAGCAGGCGCGCCGGCAGCGGTTCTACCGGGTCAATTGCGTACTGTGGATTCTTCCACCAGGAGAAGAAGAAAAACTTCCAGTCCAGCGCGGATAACGGCTTGCCCTGCAGCAGCGCTTTCTCTGCCGTCTGGCAGTAATCGAAGAAGTAACCCGCCCGACCCTCTGCGGTGCTCTCGATAGTTGCGAAACAACCTGTCGATACCGCCTCAAACGCACCAGTGACGATTTCCCGGGCTTTATCCGGATACTTGGCGCATATCTTCCCGAACTCGGAAACATGCAGGTAACGCAGCGTGCCGCCACGAAATGAGGTGCTGACGTAGAGAGAACCGCCCTTCTTAAAGACCAGCTCACCGGCCGAGTCGTTACTCGCCGGGTTGGCTGCCTTTATCTCGGCCGGCAGCTTGTCGTAGGCATATTTCACCTTTTCCCGGAACAGGCGCTTTGCGTCATTCAGCGTGTGGGCGATCAGCGCGCACTTTGCCGACTCGAACAGAGCAGCGTCGAGCTGGATGATGCACACTTCTGTGGTGAAGCCGAGCTGACGAGCTTTCAGGATGATGTTGCGGGTGTGAATCCCCTCGAAGTATTCCCGCTGCTCCGGCGTCATCCTGAAGCGAGTCGGTTTACCTTCTTTGTCGGTGATCCAGTAAAGATTGTTCAGCCGCCAGTCTTTATCAGCTAGCAGCTTGAGATGCTCAGGCTTCATTACGCCCCCTGAGACAAGGAATCCATCAGTTCAGAGAGTTGCTTAACAGAATTGTCGCCTTCCGGCCCGTCGATGTCGTAGGCCTGGCGTTCAAGTCCGATCAGGTTCTTCAGCGCTTCGCTGAGAGCCTTCACCGATTTAACGCGCTCCGGCATGCTGATGACCTTGTGGTAAATCTCATTGAGCTTGTCCTGTCCCTTGTCGTCTGGATCAAGCATCAACTCTCCGAGCTTCTCCAGCGCGGCCACATCAGCACACTCGGCGCCTAGCTCATCAAACAGCGCGTTCGTTATCTGCCGGGCGCGCTTGATATCACCGCGATGCTCCATGCGGACACTGGCGATTACCTCTGCAGTCGCTTCAATCAGTACGCGTTCGTTCAAAGTGACTTCACTGCGTACCTGTTTGCGTACCTCTGCTTTGCGTACCAGATCGTCAGACCGTTCTTTCACCTTCGCATTCAGGTCACGCGACCAGTCGTCACGCTTTGCTCGCTTACGGATAGCGCCTTCGCTGATTCCATGCTGCGATGCAATTTCACGGAGGGACATCACCCCGGCCCGGTACGCCGTCTCGATGGCCTCCCAGTCGGGTTTGCTCATACTCCATTCCTTATTTTATCTGTTCAGCACCGACCCTTAGAGCCACACCATTACTGCTTTCTTTTCGCCTGGCGGCGTGAGTGAATTTGCCTCCTGTATGGGGCTAAGCCTGCTCAGAAGCAATTAAGACTCACTATAGGAAGGGCTTGTCCAACGCGCGGCGGATTTAATAGTGGCGAGTATAGATACGTCATCGCGTAAGAATTTAATGTTACCGGAGTAGGAACAGCCACGCGGAGGGATAAGTTACACAATAGAACGCACCACACCATCAACTCACCAAGGAGGTTTAATGTCTCACATCGAAATTATTCAACTGATCGATTCATATGTTTTACTGGCGACCCATATCATTTCTCTCATCATCGTTTGCCGTAAATTGATTGCCGACCTCTCTCGACGCTCCTAATCCCCGCCTTATCCAGATTGCACTGCCCCAGCGCAGAGTAAAGCTTCGCGTTTAACTCCAGACTAGCCTGCCACGTGAACGGAACCTCCATTCCGGGGATCGGTGTGTCTGCAGTAAGGTCAGCGCTTATCGGGACCACCGGCGCTGGTACGTAAACCGTCCGCGTATTCCCGCAAGCTGTCAGCAGCGGCAGCAGGAACAAGCTGCTTAGCACACTGATCGCCTTCAAGCGCCTGCCTGATGTAGATAACACGCTGCTCACCTGCCTGGGAAAGTTCGGTCTTTGCATTCTGGGTTGCCCGGGAAATGTCATTGATGAGGCTCATTGCAGTGACTACGCTATTGCTTACGGTCTCGGCGGTTTCTGCCCTGGCCGTTGCTTTATCACGCTGCTCTTTGAAGGTGATGGCGTTGTGGTGGTAGTGACTGGCCAGCCAGCCGAGGCTGACCATCAGGCAGATCACTACGGCGATGATGACTGCTATTAGCCGGTTCATGCTTGTACTTCGGCTACAACGCCGCCAGCGGCTTTGAATTTTGCTATCAGGTTATCGGCCTTATGCTCAAACTGGCCATAGCCTGCCCCGGGCAATGACGCCCAGATATTGCTGCAGCGATCGATAGCTTGCCGAATCTGCCCGTTATCGATGAGCGGAAGCGCGCCACGTTCTTTGATTTGCTGCAATGCCACCTGATCCTGTGAGGCCGGGGAGAAGTCTTTCAGTCCAAGCTGTTTCCGGTACGCATCCCACCATTTTGAAAGCAACTGGTAACGCCCGGCAGCGGTAGATTTGATGCCAAGTTTGGGGAGGTTGACCAGTTTTCGTGGGTGGTCGCTGTAGTCAGAGAAAAGCGATCCGCCGACAATGACATCATAACCCCTGTTTTTGGTGTTCTGCCCTGGCTTGTCAGTACCCTCTGACCAGGCGAGCATATCCAGAAATGCCCTGCGCTGCTTATTGAGTTCCAGCATCATCAACCCCTGCTTTTCTGGCGGCGAACTTCTTAATCAGGTTGCCGATCGAGTCAGTACCGATGTAGCCAATGAAGACACTGGCGATGTAAGCGAGATTGCTGCTCAGGCCAATGAAGTCGAGAAGGTCACGGACGAACCAGGCGATCATCGCGCACATGACCGCATCGATGAGCGTCTTCGCCATGGCGCCACCGTTATAGCGGCCCCGCAAATACGCCATGATGAAAGCCAGTATTGCGCCGATACCCTGCTCCTTAGCTGCCAGCAGAGCGGCGATGAAATCTTGTTTGTAGGGCATTCGCATAAGCCTCACCTCCGTTAATGACGGATGGCGCTGTGTGTGTTTGAAAGGGTCAGGTCCGTCGGGCTGGATTTAACAACGAAGCGTATCGATGATGATTCCCGCGAGGCCTGATAATAAAAAAGCCTGCGGTTAGGCAGGCAATAAGCATGAGGGTAATAGCAATGTCGGTGATGACCGAAAATACCCTGGCTGGGTCTGGCGGCCTGCGACGCTGTTGCAGCAGCGCCCCTGATAAGTTGGGGTATGAACCCGTTATCAGGTCAGGCCATTATCTTGCGCTGGTTGAACCAACAATCTTGTTCAGGGCTCTTGCGCGGCGGGTGTCGACGTGTCGTGCAGCACGTCTCTACCCAAGAGCCCTGACCGGATCGCAGGCATAAAAAAGCCCCGGCGTGATGCCGAGGCTAATTTTACAAACTGGTATGTGACTATCATCTTCATGCCGCCACTTAAAGTTAAGGCAGCATATCAAAGTAGACTCAAATATGACGCATTTAATTGACTTTTGCAAGACCCTGCTGCGAAAAAGTCGCTTTTTGTTGTGATCGTGTTCTCACAGCGCAGAGAAGAGAGTCGCTATCAAGCCGCTTAAAAATGGCGCACATAGCCCGCCAGTAATCAGCGTAGTTATGGCACCAGTTATCAGGCTTAACGCCACACAGGGCTGCAAGGTCCTGATGCTGATATCCATACTTACCCGCCAGCTCTGCTTTCACGTCCTGCGCCGCCAGCCATATCAGTTTCTTCAGCCGCTCCATCGTCTTGCCGGCCACTTTCTTAGCGCCGAGTTGATCACGGAATTCTTCCCATGCCCACTGTGTTATCGCTACCTGATAATCAAAGCGGATGTTCTCGCTGTAGTTCCACAGCAACCAGGCTTTCTGATGCTCTTCCAGCGACATGAGAGCCCGGCGCCAGCTGGCCGTCGAATACTCAACGGGGAGAACAAGAGCGATTGATGAACCCTTAGCGCGGGACTGGCTGCCGCTCATCGGCGGGCCATCCGGGTTAACCATTTTTTGCTTCACCTCGCTATACACCTTCTTCCGGCCACGGCTGCGCGCCGTAGCGGTAAATTGCGCGTTCTCTGCAAAAGCTACCAGTTGCCCTTTCGTCGCACCGCTCAGATCGGCGGTGGCCACTATCAGCTGCTGGCGAACAAATTCAAGGTATTGAGCTGTCATGCTGTCTCTCCCAGTGTCTGATAGATGCGAACGAAATTTCTCAGTATGCGGTAGTCAACCAGTACGGTGCCGCGGTGCCGGCAGAGACGGAGCTTTTGCCAGCGGTCGCGGATGCGTTCGATAACTTCACGGCTCATTTGCCAGTCCTCGCCATAGCCTTGGCCATCGCCTTGTATGCCCTGAGCACATACGCGCTCTTTCCGTACAGGGTGATCTGGAAGGTAATTCCGCGAGACTCCCAGGTATTGACCGGGGAAGCGTCCAGACCTGCATCCGCAATGCGTCTGGCCATAGCCAACTGCCAAAACGGGCCAGTCAGCCAGATGCGGGAATAAGCCCCTTCGTCGCTATAGGTGATCTTCATGCAGCCTCCCGTTGTTTTATGAGCGCACGGCGTAGCGCGCTGTAATGGCGCCTGATACCTTCCAGTTCTTCGATGGTGTATCGGTGAGGGGTATTGTTGTTTTCAAGCGCCTCGACGCGCTCAGCGCCGATTTTCTCTACCAGGCCGATGCGGTACTGCTGCTGGTTACCTGACATTTGCACGTTGCAGTGATGACACTGCTTGTGAATGTTGTCCTCGTTGTAGCGCAGGTGCGATGCTTTACCGCGGGATCGGTAATGCCCGGCCTCCCACTGAACCGTTTCGAACGTGCCGCAGCTGATACACGACAGGTCGTGGTCACGCTCGCGGATATAGTCGTTAACGACCCGCTGGGTCATATCTTCCCAGTGTCGGAGAGGTTTCACCGCTGCTTTGCGCTTCCGCCAGGCTGCGCGCTCTTTCTTCTCTTTCGCCTTGGCCTGCTTATCGCGCTTCTTCTCCAGTTCCTGCATGGCAAATGCAGCGCCATGCTCAGGGCAGCACCAACGATGGTTTTCGAATGCTGGGGTGAATTTGGCCCTGCAGATTTTGCAACGGCGCTGAGCACGTTTAAGCATGTGGCCTCCGTGCTCTCAGGCGGAGCCACTTCTTATCGACCAGGCGGGCGGTGTAGTCTTTCAGGGTCGGGATGTCTGAGGGCTTAACTTCGACCTTGCGCTTGCGGCGCGCCGGCACGCGGAAGATGCCGCGCTCCATTACTTTGGCGAGAAGGCTGCTCATCAGGCCTCCTGCTTTTGCTGCAGTTGCTGATATTCGCAACCGTGTGGAATGGTGAGAGCCAGACCAAACTGAGCGCACCAGGCCTCTACTTTGGTCAGGAAGATGTGCATTTCGCCGGTATCAAGATCGGAGGTATGCCGGGGCTCCCAGGTTGTGGTTTTCTCACCGGTGATGAAGTCGGTGTATGTCACCTCTTCGCAGCCGAGGTAGGTCTTTTTTAGGTTCCGCTTAACCCATTCAGGAGTTGCATCGGCACGTCCGGAGTTAATCAGGTATTCGCTGATTTCCGCGTACCACATGTGACTAAGTGCGTTCTGGCTTAGGCTGCGTTTTTCGCGCCACTCTTTGACCTGCAGGCGCAGGCATTTCCCGTCAGAGAGCTGCTCCTGAAGAATCTTGCCTATAGCGCTGAAGTTGCCGCTGTGCAGTTTGATGCCGCATTGAGGGATGTTCACGCTTCACCTCCGCAGAGGCTAAACGCTGAATGCAGAAAATCGCCGGTGGCTTTCGCCATCGGTGACAGGTCTTGCTTTAAGGTTTTGTGCGCCATGTGTCCCCACTTGGCGCCGGTAATTAGTGTCAGTTGCTCAGGCTGACGAGGTAATTATCGCCCTTCCCGGGGATAAAAGCAAAATGAGCATATACGAGAAAACCCCTCAGGAGAGGGGTTTGATTTCAACTGGAGGCTTTGCGCTCTGCGGGGGATTTAGGCATTAACCCTCCCTCCATGCCTGATTTCGAGTTTTCAATCCATTGCGCTTAGCGTTACGCTGAATGCGCCTCAACTCTTCCCTGGACTGCTCAGGTGTTATTTCACCTCTCAAAACGCGCTCAACAAGATTCTTGCGCACATCCATGCTGTCAGCGATAAGACCTTGCTCCTCAAGCCTCTCGACATTAACACGCTTATCAAGTCGAGCATCAAAACTTGAACGACCCATCACTTCACCTCCTGCGGGGCGGATGGCAAATCCATCCACTTGATAATGCCTGTAACAATGCCATCTGACGCCCGCCATTCCCCTGACTCACAGTCATAGCAAGCTGTTCTGATATCTCCGTAGCTGGTAATGACAAGATATTTTCCATTCACTTCAGGAGGGAAATCGCTCAACACATTCCACACTGACGGGCCGTTACCGCGATATATCTCCAGCAACTCTCTGGCCATCTGGTAGGCGATATGCCTGCGGCCAAATGTCCTTGTCACTTCTTTAAGTCGATCGATGGCTATAGTCACTTTTCCTCCTTCGGACCGGCTGGCAGAGGCATCCAGTGGGTGAACATGTCCGCGTAGTAACTTTGGTCTTCAAAATCAGTCCAACGGTTTTGCACATCATCCCAGCACAAGACCTGCTGATTTGCCCACTTAGCAAATACAATTACCCACTCCTGAGAGCCTGGCATCCGCTCGCTTACCGGAATCCATTCCGGAATTACCGGAGAGTTTCCAGCCTGCTTGGCATCCTCATTGGTGAGGGTACCATCTGCATTTTCGGTTTTGCGTGAGTAGTAAACAGGATCATTATCTCCAGTAAAACCGTTAAAATTACTCATCGTTACCTCCGTTGAGCATGGCGGCGCGGCAGGCTAACCACGTATCCCATCGCCCCTGCGTTTCATCGTCTGCGTAGCCAATGCCGTATTTGTGCAGATTGAAACCATCGTCTGATTCACGCTCTGCCGCTTCAAAAGCAAGCCGTAACTCGTCGATATCCGGCACTACCGGCGCTGGCTGCGCGTGGCGGTAGAGCGGGATGCGCCTGTGGGCTGGAACTCGGTCGCCATCGGAAATTTGATACCAGTTTAGCGGTCCATCCTCGTAGAATTCACCAACCGGCTCGCTGTCGATTGCGGCCAGCGCGATGCGTGCCAGTTCAGAAAGCTCGTACATACTCAGTCCGAGGTCATCCATCCAACAACAATCCCTGATTTCTTCCAGACGCTCTCTGGTTATGGTTGATGTGGTCATTGCTTTGCTCTCCTGCGGCGTTTGGCGTTTCGGCGTTCTGCGGCCTTCCCAGTATGGCGATTTGAAACCGGATAACCCTGCGGACTAAGTGCTTCTCTCAATCCTTTCCATTCCACGGAAGCAGTCCCTATCGATGCAAGAGCAACTGCAATTGCCATTGATGTTTTACGCATCACTCAGCCTCCCACTTGATGCCAACTTCATCCAATGCGGCGTTAACTTCTGCTTCGGGGTATGCGTATATTGCGCAGTGCGCCTCAGTGAACTCTCGGCGATGCAAAACGCTAATAGGCTTCGGCAGCTTCACGGAGCGGGACTCCAGCTGAGTAATCCGCTGCTGCGCCTTCTCCAGCGCCTCTACCAGCGCGAGGACATTGGCAGGGTTAGCCAACTGAACAAATTCACGATTAGCCTCTGAATCCGGCCCTACAAAGTGTGCAATGATGAATCCGCTGTTGGCCTGGTCATCGTTGCTGCAAGTGGCATCCCAGCCATCGCCAGACTCTTTTACCCAGTCGCCGCCGCTCGCTTTCGCTGCTGCCGCTTTCATAGTCTGCGCCAGTTCGGTGATATCAGTCATGCGGCACGCTCCGTGAGGTGTGTGTGGTTTTTTCTGCGGTTCTGAGATGCCGAGTTTTTATCCTGCCGACCAATAACGTGCTTTCCGGAATAGACCAGACCTACCGAACGGCGATTGCTAACTTTTACCCACTTTCTCAGATACCAATGCTTTCCGCCTCTGGACAGGAGCGCCCTGGCTTTTCTATTGCTCATGCTCATTTGTTGCCCCCTCGCGCAGCTGCTTGGCGAACTCGTAAGCAGCATCAGGCAATGATCGGTAGTAAGCCTTGGCCTCAACGAATACAGAGTTTTCTTCACCGCAATAAGCCGCAAACTCTTCCACCCCATCAGCCTTAATCCCGGCAACGATGCGATCGGTGGCGGGGGTTTCAGGCTTGATAGCATCCAGCACCGCACGGATAACTTCGGCTTCATTCTCAACATACGACCACGTACCGGATTCATCCCAGTCGCTATCTATGGCGACGGTGTCAGAGAATGCATCGACAGCTTCGTCTGGGATTTCCCCCTGGCTAAAAACAGCCTTCAGCGCCACATTCTCCGCAGCCAGCTGCTTAAACGCTTTCGCCAGCTTCAGGAACTTCTGCTCTCTGATCGACAGCTCGCCTGCGCTCTCCAGGGAGGCGATGAGCTCGTTTACCGTCTGTAATGTGATAGTCATTTTCTTACTCCCGCCAGGCACTGGTTAAACAGGTTGGTCATTGGGTTTACGCCGCCAGGAAGCTGACGATACTGAACAGACGGATCGCTTTCGGTTACGGCTGTCGTGTCGATCAGGGTGTAGCGGTAGCTCCTGCACTCACCCTCACGCTTAACCTGGCCGTCACGGTTCATCTGCCACAGGGAGGAATTCACTACTGAAGAGTCAAGCCCGGTACCGCGGCGGATATCCTGAAAGCTGCAGCCAGGATGCTGGCCGATGAAGTTAATAACGGCTTGTTTGCCCGAGTTCTTTTTCATGACCGCCCTCTCCCCAGTCCAAATTTCGCCCGAATTTCTGCGATTTTGTTTAACCCCTGCTCCTGACTTAATGGCCGACCACCAAGTTTTGGAATCTGCTTAACCGGCTCTGGAATCGCTTCTCCTGCGTTTAAACGACGCACCATACGCATCAGCTCATCCTGAGCCTTGCGGCGCAGCTCAGCGTCGCTGAGGCCGTTTGCGCGCATGTCTGCGTACAGTCCAGTAACCATCCAGTAGCAGGCCTTGTGCTTCAGCGTTACCGGCGTGACGTTGTGCTCTGGCCACGGATAGGACTCAGCATCCGGGTATTGCCCGCGGGTCCGGCAGTACTGGTAAACCATATCGACCAGCTCCACTGCATCAGGCAGTCCGGCGGATACGGCTGATTCCGATTTGCACCAGGCGACAAACTGACCCGGCGATGGCATGAATGGACGATCCTGTTTGCGGGCAACGCGCATGCCAGCGTTGATTTGCTCCATGGAGACAATCCCGTTTTCCTTGAACGCCAGAAGCCACTGCCGGCGCATCTCGTTCATCTCCTCGGGTGTTTTGCTGGCCAGCGCCGGGAACACAGCGAGCAACTGGCGGAACAGTTCGTTGAAGATCTCCGCAGTCTTGGCCGCCTGGCGCTTTACTGCCTGCTCGTCCTGCATTTCAGGAAGCCCGGCAGCCACGCGCTGGAAATTTTCCCGATCGAAGTTGTGCATGCTTTCAGCGATTGATTTCATTCGAGCACCCCGTAAATCCAGTCAGTGTTGTTCAGGTCGACTTTTGGCTTCCCGGCAACCTGAACCCCTGGCGCGCTGCGCTGCATGGTCAGCTTGTCCCACTGCTTGCGCAGCGCATCAGGGCTCAGGATGTTGCGATGCCAGAACGAGTCTTTGCTGGCCCAGTCGTACATGGCGCAGATATCCTGGTGGCTGCGGTTGTCGATCTGACGCATCAGTCGAACCGTGTTTGACCAGGCGGTCATGTCAGGGGCTTTGCAGGTTGGGTTGATCATCCTGACCCTGGAGAAAATCCACTCGGCAACGCGAACGTCTTCGGCGGTTCCCCACTTGCTGCCGCTGGGTGTGTAAACCGCAGCATCAGGATGAGCAGACAAAAATTTCTTCAGGCGGACGTCAGAGGATTCGCCAGAATTCTCGGACGAAGATCTTTTAATGTTTTTATTCTTGTTATTACCTTCTTGTTCATGATTCTCGGATAAACGCTCGCATTTATGCTCGTCATAATGCGCGGCACCACCTCGCAAAGGCGCTCCGTTGCTGGTCTCGCCATGCGCGGAGTTAAGCTCGGTGATATGCGCGGCATAATGCGCGCCTAAATCGTCTACTTTTTGAGCATATTCGGCGTAATTTATGATGGTGATCACGCTACCTTTACGCTTCTCACCCGCTCTGGAAATCATCCCCTCGCGCTCAAAAAAATCCAGCATCCTGTCGACCGCGTGACGACTTGATGGCTTACCATCCCTGTCGCATAAGTTCAGCCCGAGATCGGCTGAGGTTGTTACCAGTTGACCGGTTTGCAAGTGCCATTCACGCCCCTTGAAAATGGACGTGTAAGGCTGTCTGGCTGCGCTCATGAGAAGGTTGTCCCACAAGGTGCGGAGGAATACATCTTTCGCCCATGATTGCTTCAGAACGCTCCGGTACAACGGGATGTAGCCAGATTTCTGGTTTTCCATCCGGTTGCTCCTGAATTGCCCCGGCGCTGCGCCGGGAAACCTGAGTATTTCTGCGGTGTTCATGCTTCACTCTCCCAGCCCGCTTCTTTCAGGAACTCGCGGTAGGCATCCAGGATGGTGCGGGCTTCGTCCGGCAGAGCAATATCAGCCTGATCAGCAACTATCTGGATAAACTGGCGCGCCTTGGCTGCGCTGAATTGCGGGAGAGCTGCGCTACGCGTGAGCTTCTTTTTGCCAGCGGCTTTTGCCTTAGCTAGTCCCTCTTTTGCGATTGTTTCAGCCTTTGGGCCATGCTCACGAGAAAGAGCCACAGCAGTAGAAGCTGATACCTCCCCTGCTTCGACCATGCTGAGTAACACGTCTCCTGATGAGAGCAGTTGAAGGTGATTCTCAACATCAGCGACGGACCGATGAAAAGCATCAGCAATTTCCTGGGTTGTATGCCCATGATTTTTAGCGCGGTTGTACTGCGAGGCTCGTTGGATCGGCGTTATCGCCAGACCGTTATTTCTTCCAGCCTGAAGCGCAAGTCTCTGCAGTTCAGTTCCGATAAAGTCTTTGCATTCAATGCGAGGGATGCTCACGCCTTGTGCACGAGCATAGCCAGCCCCTATAAAGCGGTGCTGACCATCAATAATTTTCACGCCTTTTTCTGTAACCTGAACATCCAGCGCCGGTAAGTCGGTACCTGACTTCCAGAGCTCGCACATATGCTGAGCCCAATCCTCATTTAAAGGGCGCATGTTGTCGCCGGCTTCAAGGTACAGCTCTTCATAGGGAACCATGAAGGTCTTCTTCACCGTTGTACCTGTTCCGTTCTTGTCTTTCTGCTTGTAAAGCTGGGAGAGCGTCGTCATAATTACTCCTGTGAATTGATCCAGTTAATTCGCGTAGAAAGCCGTTAGTGTTCGCGCACTGCGGCTTTCGCCTTTTTCAGAACAGCCCCTGCTGCTTAACGGGCTTTGCCCTTTTCTTTTCGAACTTGTCAGACGGTAATGTCTGCTTCTCGGCCCACAGCTTTGCGTGGCGTAACACATCGTCAAAAATCCTCCCCTTGCGACTGGCCTGCGACATGCGCTTGTACATATCGACCGCCTGGTATGCCCCCCCCCTGAGCCACTGCCTGGGTGAATCCCTGACGCATCAGCTCTTCGCGGACGTTCTTCTCAATGAATTCGATATGGTTCATCAATCCCACCCTAACGGGCCTGGACGGCACCGCTCTGCACGTAAACCGATATCTGCCAGCGTTTCTACTGACTGCAGGTAGTGACGGGAAACTACAACCGCCTCTGGCGGAACAACCTGCAGACCCAGCGCTGATATTTCCTTCGCCATCTCGGCGTAATACCCCTCGCTCTTGCGGCGACTGATTGTCGACTCGCTAACCCCTCGCATTTCCGCAAAAACCTTTTGGCCAATGGATAAAAGCCGGTTTAACAAAATGCCTTCAATCTCAATTGGGTTGAGGATTGGCGGCTCTAACTTTCGGGCTATTGCATTCTCCATCTGTGATACTTCCTCTGGTGGTGTTTGAAAGGCCGATTAAATCGGCAACTTATTGAGATTGAGATGGCATCTCGCCATAAAGCAGCCACTTCGGGTCGCAATGGAGCGCAGTTGCCAGTTCGAACAAATAACGTGGGCGCTTGGTTGTCCCGGCCTCAATTGCCTGTAGAGACTGCTGTCTCATGCCAACTTTTTTTGCTAATTGCGCCTGAGACAGATTCATCTCTTCACGCTTTTTTTTGAGGCGTTGCGAAATGGTTTCCATGTTACCTCCTACAGTTTTATCTGTATTCTGTGACAGTTATTTCTGTTTGTCAATTACAGTTTTAACTGTGAATATCAAGGCATACATTGAGAGGGATTTATGAGCCTTGCAGATCGCGTAAAGCAAAAGAGAATTGAGCTCGGTCTAACGCAGACCGAGGCAGCGTTGAATGCCGGAATAACGCAGCAGTCATGGCAGAGCATTGAAAAGGGAGACACCAGAAAACCGCGTAATATTATTGGCATAGCTAAGGCGCTAAAGTGCGATCCTGACTGGCTAATGAATGGCGGAGCCTTTATGCCTATTGCTGAAGTTAGCAGCAAGAAGGTGCCTCTCATAAGCTATGTCCAGGCAGGGGCTCTCGCAGAAAAAAATCCTATTGAGGCATTTGATGGGAGTTTTGAGTACATCCTTACAGACCACGAAGTTTCTGATTTTACTTTTGCTTTACGCATTGAAGGCGATTCGATGGAGCCAGACTTCAAGGCTGGAGATGTGATCATCGTAGACCCAGAAGTTGAGCCAACCCCCGGAGAGTTTGTTGTGGCCAAGAACGGTGGAGCTCAAGCGACATTTAAAAAATATAGGCCAACTTACACCGATCACTTGGGCTGCCAGCATTTCGAGCTTGTGCCATTGAATGATGACTACCCGATTATCAGTAGCGAGCATCAACCACTAACAATCATCGGCGTGATGATTGAACACAGAATCTATCGAAGAAAGCGCTAACCCCCTCCCCCTCTCAGAATAGAACCGGCGTATGCCGGTTTTTTTTCGCCCCATCAAAATAAATCACCTTTCATTACAGTTAGATATGTAATCAATGACAAAAAATACAGTTTTGTCTGTTGACGATAATACAGTTTTATCTGTAAATTTAAGCCATCCAAACAACAACGTTGGCGCCGGTAATAGGTAACAACGCTCCGTTAGCCGCGATAAGGCAGAGGCTCACATGGCAAACAAAAGATTTTCTGTGGTTATTAATGGCGCAGGTGGTTACAGCTCATATCGCGTTAAAGCCAAAGACTGGAAACAGGCGGAAGAAATAGCAAGAGAGATGCACAAACAAGACTGCCCAGAAGATCCTGAATGGGAAATCGGTTGTGCTGCGGTGGTCTCAGGCTGGCCAAGCATCTGGTGCTGAGGTGGCAAATGAGCAAACAAGGCATTCGTTCACTGATTTACTGCCTGCTGATCTGCGGCGTTATCTGGACAGCGTTGATTATCAAAATTCTGCACGTTACGGGGGTGTTCAATGGTTAGTCATCATTACGGGACACAGACCGTTAACCGCGGCGCCGTTCTCCCAGGGATGCTCGTTAAGCATCGGGAAAGCACCTGGACAGCATCAGCAAATAAACGCGGCCGCCTTTACCTGCATCGCGGGATTGAGCGGACTTATACAACCGACTTGCTGGTTGAAGTTTATCTGAACGGGTTGGGACAAGGTCTCAGCCGGTAATCGAAACGAAGAATTTAACTGAGCTATCAGGCGGCTTTTATCGCGCCGGGGATTCTTACAACCAAATTTCAGGGGAAACCATGAGCGAAATAATGGATTTAGTCGTCATCGAGAAAAAGAACGCGATGGCGGTTTTCACCAATAACGACCAACTCGATCCGCTTATCGAAGCGATCGAAAAAGAGGCTCGCAGTCTGGTGCCTGACGTGACCACCAAAAAAGGCCGCGACGCCATCGCATCCATGGCTCACAAGGTCGCGCGCTCTAAAACCTACATCGACAACGCAGGTAAAGACCTTGTCGCTGAGCTGAAGGCTCTGCCAAAGCAGATTGACGAAAGCCGCCGCGTTGTCCGTGAGCGTCTTGATGCGCTGAAAGATGAAGTGCGTCGCCCGCTGACCGAATGGGAAGCCGAGCAGGAACGCATTAAGGCCGAAGAAGCCATGAACGCACTGCATGCCGAAGCGCTGGCCATGAATGAAGAGTTCGATCGGCAGCTGGCTGCTCGTATTGAGTCTGACCACGAAATGGCCCTGCTGATGAATGACGCTTTCGACCGCGAACAGGCCGAGAAGAAAGCAGAAGCCGAACGCCAGCGCATTGCACACGAAGAAGAGATTAAACGCCAGGCGGAAGAGAAAGCCAAACGTGAAGCAGCTGAAAAGGCACAGCGTGAAATTGACGCTGCGGCCGCCAGAGAGCTCGAGGCGATTTTGGCAAAAGAGCGCGCAGAACGTGAGCGCATTGAAGCTCAGCAGCGGGCCGAACGCGAACAGCGAGAAGCAGCTGAACGTGCCGAGCGCGAAAAGCAGGCCGCTGTTGAAGCGGAGCGCCGCAAAGCACAGGAAGAAGCCGATCGCATCCGCCGCGAGGCAGAGCAACGCGAACAGGCCCGCCTGGCTGAGGAGAAGCGCAAAGCAGATGAGCAGGCGCGACGCGAAGCCGACGTTAAGCACCGCAAGGCTGTAGGCACTGAAATCGTCAAAGCTCTTCTGGCCAATACCAGCCTTACTCGGGATCAGGCTATTGAGGTGCTTACAGCGGTTAAAGACGGCCGCATTCCTCATACCGGTATCAGTTACTGAGGTGCTTATGAACGCATACCGCGCATATGACGTGATCGAAGAGCGTAAGTGGGCCGAGCAAACGCTCACCGAAGAGAAGCAAAAGTGGATTGACGATCGGGCGCAGGAAATTATCGACGCGCTGCCGAAAGAGCCGTCAGGCCTGTTCCGCTTCTCTGTGCCGATGGACAAAAGCCCATACGAAGGCCTCCGCAGCGATTCCGCCGGAGAGGCATATAACGATTTCATTTCGGCAGTTGCTTACGCCCAGGCGGAATACGACTGGGATCACCGCACCGGCTGCCCGTTTTAACTTTGGGGAATAGCAATGGCTAACGAACTTGTGATTACAGCCAGCTCTCTTGCTGAGCGAGGCATTGACTGCGCTACCTGGAGCGCTCTCAAGAACAGTATTTATCCTGGCGCCAAGGATGAGTCAGTGATGATGGCGCTGGACTACTGCCGGGCCAGAAACCTCGATCCGCTTCTGAAGCCCGTTCATCTGGTGCCAATGAGCGTTAAGGACTCGAAGTCGGGTAAAAGCGAGTGGCGCGATGTGGTTATGCCGGGCATCGGGCTTTATCGGATTCAGGCCGATCGCTCCGGTGATTACGCTGGCGCAAAAGAACCAGAGTTCGGCCCGGACGTCACTCTGACGCTTACCGGTATTGAGGTGACCGTACCTCAATGGTGCAAGTACACAGTCAGCAAGCGCATGCCGAGCGGGGAGATCGTCGAATTCAGCGCAAAAGAATACTGGGTTGAGAACTATGCCACCGCCGGCCGCGACACTACTGCGCCAAACGCAATGTGGAAAAAGCGCCCTTATGGCCAGCTGGCGAAGTGTGCCGAGGCTCAGGCTCTGCGTAAGGCGTGGCCTGAAATTGGCCAGCAGCCCACTGCCGAAGAGATGGAAGGTAAAACGCTGGAAGTGGATGCGCGTGACGTGACGCCGCGCAGCACGACAGAGGCGCTCCCCCTGGTGGCCAGTGAGGAAACGCTGCAGGCAATTACCGACCTCCTGACGTCCCTGAATAAGGACTGGGAGAAGGACTTCCTGCCTCTGTGCAGCAACATCTTCAAGCGTGACATTTTCCAGGTATCACAGCTCACCGAAGAAGAAGCGCAGAAAGGCTTTAGCTTCCTCCAGAAAAAAGCGCAGGTGGCAGCATGACACCAGAAATTATCTTCGAACGAACTGGCATTGACGTTACCCGCGTTGAACAGGGAGACGAATCCTGGCACCGCTTACGCCTGGGCGTGATCACTGCCTCGGAAGTTCACAACGTCATTTCTAAGCCCAAGTCAGGCAAAAAATGGACTGATATGAAGATGTCCTACTTCCTTACGCTCCTTGCCGAAGTGTGCACCGGCGTGGCGCCGGAAGTTAACGCCAAGGCGCTGGCCTGGGGGAAACAGTATGAGGCCGACGCTCGTACCCTGTTTGAGTTCACCACCGACGTGCAAGTAACCGAGTCGCCGATCCTCTTCCGCGACGAAGGCATGCGCACCGCCTGCTCACCAGACGGTCTGTGCAGTGATGGCCGCGGTCTTGAGCTGAAGTGCCCTTTCACCTCTCGCGACTTCATGAAATTCCGGCTTGGCGGCTTCGAGGCTATCAAATCCGCCTACATGGCCCAGGTGCAATTCAGTATGTGGGTAACCGGGAAGGATGCCTGGTACTTCGCGAATTATGACCCTCGCATGAAGCGAGAAGGCATTCATCATGTGGTTGTTGAGCGCGACGACAAATACATGTCCGACTTCAACGAAATGGTGCCCGAGTTCATCAGCAAGATGGATGAATCGCTGGCGGAGATCGGGTTCACCTTCGGGGAGCAGTGGAAATGAAACGCACTCCATTTTACCGCAGGCCCGGCAAAGCAGGGAAATTCTCCGGCCTTCGCGAGCGCGTGATCTGGATGATTCAGACGCGCGGCCGCCCTGTAACTGGCAGCGAAATAGCTGAGAAGTTCGGCGTGACGCTCGTCGAATTTAACCGAGTAGCGAACGGCATAACCAGGGGAGAAGGCCGCATTGCGCAGCTGATCGCATCGGAAACCTGGCTCAACGAGGACGGCATCTGTGATCGCACCTTTGACCTGATCACAAGGCCAAAGGTCATTACCCCGCAGGGTAAAACTCGCCTGTTCACTAAGCGATCGATAGCTCAGGCCGCCTCTGGCAACCGCCAGAAATGTATTGATAAAGCGGCCCGGCGCCGCCGGCTTATCGCATCTGGCCTCTATATTGATGAAATGGAGTCAGTCCTATGACCCGCTACTCACTTATCTATGCCGACCCGGCCTGGTCTTACGGGAACACGATCAGCAACGGTGCCGCCGTCGACCACTACCCCACCATGAGCTTGCTCGATATGAAGCGGCTTCCGGTATGGGAGCTCGCCGCGGATAACGCCGTATTGGCGATGTGGTACACCGGCACCCACAACCAAGAGGCGATCGAGCTGGCCGAGAGTTGGGGTTTTACGGTGCGCACGATGAAGGGCTTCACCTGGGTGAAGTTCAATCAGCTGGCCGAACTGCGCATTACCAAGGCTCTGGCAGAGGGCGATGTGACCGATTTTTACGACTTCCTCGCCCTGCTTAATGCCGAGACGCGCATGAACGGCGGCAACCACACCCGCGCCAATACCGAAGACGTGCTGATCGCCACCCGCGGCGCCGGGCTGGAACGCAAGCACGCCGGCATTAAGCAAGTGGTCTACAGCCCTCTAGGAGCGCATAGCGAGAAACCGTGGGAAGTTCGCCACCGCCTGGAACTGCTCTACGGCGACGTGCCGCGGATTGAGCTGTTCAGTCGCAGCGCAGCACCAGGCTGGAGCCACTGGGGAAACCAGTGCGCCACCGCTTCCGTTGAACTGATCCCCGGCTGCGCCATCGACGTTGTGAAGACGGAGGCAGCATGAGCAAAGGAACCATTATCTGTCTGTGCGATATCACTGGCGTCATGGCTGAGCCATGGATCAAAGCAGGTTATCGAGCCGTTCTGGTGGACCCGCAGCACTCTGAGACTTCGATCGACGGTCCTGTTGAGCGCATATCGGCAACCATCCTTGAGGCGATGCCGAGGCTATCTCAGATTATCCGCTCTGAGAACGTCGTCATCGTCATCGGCTTCCCGCCATGCACGGACGTGGCTGTTTCCGGGTCCCGATGGTTCGAGTCCAAGCGCGCCAAAGACCCACATTTCCAGGGCAAGGCCGCGCTGGTCGCTGAGCAATGCCGGATGGTTGGCTTGGCGGCCGGCTGCCCGTGGGCATTCGAAAACCCGGTGAGCGTGTTCAGTAGCATCTTTGGCCAGGCTGATTACACGTTCCATCCGTACCAGTTCACTGGGCTGTGCACGGATGACAACTACACGAAGCAGACATGCCTCTGGACGGGTAACGGCTTCAAGGCGCCGGCAGAGAATATGCACCCGATGGTTGAAGCGGCTATCGACGCCGTGAAGATGGCCTGCGGCCGCATGGTGCCGAAGAAAAAGGCGATCGAGGCCATATCCGGAACGTCCTTTGCCGGATTGGTGACTGACTGGTATCCGGACAACCGAATTCACGAATGTCCGCCCAGCGACGAGCGCGCCAACATTCGCAGTGCTACTCCCCTGGGCTTTGCAAGGGCCGTTTTCCTTTCGAATGCACCCCACCTCAATAAGAAGCGGGAGGCAGCATGACGCCAGAAATAGAAAACGTTATGCGCAATCAGGGGCGCCAATGCGTTGATGAAATCCGTCGCGCCCTGAAGGCCAAGCCAAAACCGAAATGGAATGAGGTGGTGCCACCGATCCTCAAAAAGCACCACGAAAAAATTAAGCCAATGGGCATCAGCCTTACGGCATTCGTCAGCAGCATTGGCCGCATGAATGGCCGATATGGAGTGGAATCATGAAAGAACGTGGAATGATTTTTAACGGTGAGATGGTGCGGGCCATTCTCGACGGCCGGAAGACGCAGACGCGGCGGATTATGAAACCTCAACCAGAACCATGCCCCCGTGGTGGACATTGGTGGCCAAGCAACGTGTTTAAAACAATGCTTCATGTCGAAGAAGAAATGCAGAACGGAAAAGGCGGCTGGGGTGGGCTTGTTGGAGATGCTTGCCCGTTCGGGGACGTCGGCGACCGCATCTGGGTGCGTGAAACATGGGCAACCCTGGGCAACGAAGACGGCTGCTGTGTCGACTGGGAAGACAACCTTTGCAAAGGGGATGAGCGCTCAGCTGCGAGGATTTACCGCGCTAGCTGCGAGCAGAGACCAGGTGATTACGGCCTGTGGTCTATTCCCGATGACGCCTACTGGAAACCACATACCAAAGAGCACAAGTTCGAAGGAGCATGGCGCCCGTCAATCCACATGCCGCGCTGGGCCAGCCGCATTCTGCTGGAAATCACCAACGTTCGGGTTGAGCGGCTGAAGAGTATCAGTGACGGCGATGCTGTACGCGAAGGGTGCAGTACCGCCGACATGAAGAGTGGCGACTGTGTAGCTGATGTGTTCGCGCGCCTGTGGGCATCAATCTACGGCTCAGATAGTTGGAAAACCAACCCTTGGGTTTGGGTTATCGAGTTCAAGCGCGTTGAAGGCGGTGCAGTATGAACAGAGCCTCTCCTGTTGATTTAAGGAAATGCCTTGAGGCCGCTCATATGCTGGCAAATATCGGCATCCGTTTTGTGCCGATCCCGGTAGCGACAGAGAAAGAGTTCCAGGCACTGTCTGCCGAGCTTTCACGAAAGCTTGAGCAGATGGCGGTTGAAGCGGAAAAAAGCGAAGGCGGTGCAGCATGAAAAATCAAGAGACCGGGGAGTTTGTTTGTGACTTCTGCGGAAAGCACCAGGACAAGGTGGCCAAGATGTTTACCTCCCATTCCAATGAGGTAGCGATTTGCAATGACTGCGTGGCTCTGTGTGTTGACGTAATCCTTCAGGACATAAAGACCAAAGGTTTCGTGGAGACCTTAAAAACAGGCGGTGCAGCATGAGCTTCTTTGAAATCGACTCCCGATTTTTGATCGATACAGCATTTCACCGACTGGAAATCATCCGTGATGATGGCCTGTATCGCCACCTGCGTATGCAGCAGCCCGAAACGTCCTGTTATTACTACGACGTTATCACCTGGCCTGGTTACTTGACCGTAACCGGCGACATGGGAACTTGGACATTCAGTCGCATCGCGGACATGTTCGACTTTTTTGGCGCCTGGGAAGGTGTAATCAATACCCATTACTGGGCTGAAAAGCTGGAGGCTGGCGCGGGATGTTCGGCACGAGAAATGCTGGCAAAAGAGTATGACCACGACGCGTTCTGCAAAAGCCTGAAAGAGTCTCTGAGTGATTACCTGGAGGGCGACGAAAGCGAGGAGCCAGAAGAAGATGACGACTGGGACGACGATGACGACACACCCGATAGCGACAAAGCAGTGGTACGCGAAATCGTCCGCGACTTGTGCCGGGCTGGGTTCAACAATGAATGGGAGGCTTATCAGGCTGTTTATGATGCTGATTGGCCAGAGGGCTGGAGTGCATGGGATGTTTGCGATGGACTGACCTTTAAAACGTATACCAGCCATTTCCGGTGGATTCTGTTCGCTATCACCTGGGCAATCAGCAAATACCACAACGCAAAGATTGTTGATAAAGCGATGACTACGTTTCTGGCAGTTAAAGGAGTTTCAGCATGAGCGCAGAACTCATCGATCAGGCCAACGAGCTGGCAGAGCGCCGGCTTGAAATGACCATCCAGAATATGCGCATCAATCATAACGCAGTTTCAGCTACTCACTGCCGCGACTGCGGGGAAGAGATACCCGAGCGGCGCCGGGAACTGGTGGCAGGCTGCCAGCGCTGCGCTGACTGTCAAGAAGAAGAGGAATTACGCGGTAAGCATCGGAGGTGATATGGCATCTGACAAACCGATAACAGCACAGCAGGCCGCCGATTTGCTCATCGTGTCTGCGCGGGTGATCTACCGCCTGATTGAGTCTGGGGAGCTCGCCGGCCGCAAGGTCGGTAATAAGTACAGAACGACCGAGGCGGCGTGTATTGCATATTTGAAAACCCCGCGCGATCCTGTCATCGCGAACGCGGGTGAACATAAAGGAGAAGTTTTATGTCAATCACCCTCAGGGGCGGCGTGTGGCACTGTCATTTCTTTACGCCGTCAGGAAAAAGAGTTAGGCGATCTCTTGGCACGGGGGACAAAAAGCAGGCTCAGGAGCTCCACGACAAGCTGAAGGCGGAAGCGTGGCGGGTTGACCAGATCGGCGACCTGCCCGTCAGAACCTTTGAAGAATGCTGCATCCGGTGGCTGCGGGAAAAGGACCATAAGCGATCGCTGGATGATGACAAAACCAAAATTGAGTTTTGGCTGCAGCATTTTTCTGGCCGTGACATTTCGAAGATATCGGCAGAGGAAATTCATGATGCAGTTAGCGGAATGATAAACCGTAAGCATTTGCAGATATGGGAAAGTAAGCGCGACGCTGCTTTGCGGAAGGGTAAGCCGGTTCCTGAGTACAAGCCTCGTGAAGCAGCCAAAGCGACCAAGTCACAGCATCTGTCCTTCATACGATCTTTGCTGAGAGCTGCGGCTAACGATTGGGGGTGGATAAAGACTGCCCCGGTTATCAAGGTCAAGAAGCCAATAAGTAAGAGAATCCGTTGGCTGACTAAGGAAGAGGCTGAACGACTGATCGAATGTATGCCGGAAAGCATAAAACCGGTAGTGATATTCGCGCTGGCTACCGGCCTGCGCCGCTCAAACATCATTGGGCTTGAGTGGCAGCAGGTCGATATGCAGAGAAAGGTTGCATGGGTAAACCCAGAGAACGCAAAAGCGGGCAAGGCGATTGGCGTAGCTCTGAATGATACCGCATGCAGGGTATTAAGGGATCAGATAGGGAAACATTCGCGGTGGGTATTCGTTCACACCACGGCAAAACATCGACCGGATGGAACGCTGACGCCCGCGGTTCGAAAAATGCGGGTGGATGACAATAACGCCTGGCGCGCCGGGTTGAAAAAAGCGGGGATCGAGGATTTCCGTTTTCACGACCTCCGGCATACCTGGGCAAGTTGGTTAATACAGTCTGGGGTTCCGCTTTCCGTTCTGCAGGAAATGGGGGGATGGGAGAGTATTGAGATGGTACGCCGTTATGCTCACCTGGCGCCAAACCATCTGACCGAACACGCACGTAAAATTGACGCCATTTTTGGCACTAACGACACAAATACGACACAAGGTGGAAATCAGGCTGGATTAAAACTTGCGTAA